TTTATTTTTTTAATTGATGGCGCAACTTTTTCCATATCATCTAATAATTGTGATTTTAACGTTGCTATTTGGGATTTTCCACCACCGCCTATGACTGATTCGTTTGTCATTCTTTCCACATATCCTAAAGCTCTATTTATTTTCCTTGCTTCCTCAAAATCTATATTTCCACCTTTTACAAATCGATCAATAGCATTATCACTCAAATTTATTCCGTTCGCTCTGGTTTGCATTTTAATATTACTTTTAATAAAATCTATTGGCATATCATATTTTTGAATAGTTTTTCTTATATTTTTAGCAGCATCAATAGCTAATCCTGGCTGAATATTTAATTTATCAAAACCTTCTTCATATCTTCCCCCAACTACTACTGCAAAATCATCGAGCTTTTCTTTTATTTTTTGTCCCATGTCAATTAATCTCGGCTGTGGGGTTGTAAATACATCAGGATTTTTAATAGCAATATCTATTGCATGTCCTCTTACATTACTAGCCGCTTTTATTGCTTGCTTACCAACTTCTTTTACTGCTTTGGCTATTTGTGGAGCACCGCCCTGTATTGCGCCGCTAATTACTGCTGTTTTTACAGCCTCATTTATTGCCTCATCAAATTTTTTATCCCTGGATAGGCTTTTAACTAATTGCAATGCCCCTTGACCTAATCCAGTTAATCCAGCTTCGGCCGCTATTGTTTTAGTTGCCTGTAATAATCCTTTACCTTTTGCAAGTTTAGGGATAGGCAATGCCCATTGTGCAAAACTAGCAGTATCGCCTAGTGATTGTTTAGTTGCTCTTAATAATTTTTGTTTTGTATCCATTCCTTTTGTAGCTTCAAACTCTGCTTGTTGCTCGCCTAATGAAGTATAAGTTTGTCCTGGTGTAATTAAATCCAAGGTTTTATTTATTTTATCTAAAATATTTCCTGGAATAGTTTCTTCATATGCTTGCCTTTTTTCATAACCTGGAAATAATTCTTTATTTAATTGTTGATTATTTTTAGTGTTAGTTTCTAATGTATTGGTACTTTTAAAAATATCATCTAATTCTTGTTCAGAAGGCATAGTTTCGCCTTCTATCTCAAGGGTTTTACCGTTAGGCGCAATTATTTCAAATTTTGGCATATTATTTTACCTTTACTTTATATTTTCCAACAGTAGTCGTCGATTCTTTTGGAGTTCCGTCAACCCCATTATAAACTTGAACTTTTTTAGCTTTATAAGTTCCTTCTGAAGTATTTATCGCAGTGTCTAATAATTTTCTCATTTGTTTACTTTTTGCCAATCTCTGCTCTAATGTATCTTGTGCGCTAGGAAGTGCTTTAGTATATATAATAAAGTCTGTATCCGATAATCTTCCACCTTCAAATGCGTTTGCAATAGCCTTAGATGCTAATGTTGCGGCTTGCTCAAAATTTGCGACATCAGTATTTCCTACAGCTTCTTGTACCACATTAACAATTTTATTTATTGGTCTAAACCCACTATCAAAAATCTTCTTGCTATAACTATCAATATTATCTAAAGAATTTAACGCCATGTTAAAGCTAGCATTATTTTGTTTTTGTTTATCAGTTAAAGTTCCACTTTCAGCAGGCTTTACAATAGGATCATTAGCAGACTGAATAAAATTACCTTTTTCGTCTACTCTTCCTGATCTTGTATTCCCTAATTCATCAGTATAATCTTTAGATGTAAACCTCTCTTCTTTTGGTTTAGATAAAACCTCATTCCACATTTTATTTGAATTATTATATTCATAAACTTTATTACCTACAGTAAGCGTTTTAGGCGCATTTTCTTTCTCTGGTGATACTTTATTCCATGTATTAGTTGCGGTGTCTAATTGATATAAAACACCATTAACAACCTTTGCATTTTGATTAGATAAATTTTTAGGTATATGCTGAATTAAGCTTAATTCATTTGTATATGGGTCTTTTTGTAAGATTGACTGGCCTTCGCTTGCCGTTATTGTTACTGGGCTTAATTTCGGCATATTACTTGGTATTTCATTTGGCTTTAATCCAGATTGAGCGGCTAAAGTTTGAATATTTTCTTGTGTGCTTATATCATATTTACCGCTAGACATACTTTCCAGGAATTTTGCTTTTTTGTCAGATAAGTCCGCTTCTTTTTGTTTTCCTTGTGTTTCCATTGCGCCTATAATTCCGGAAGTCAAACTTGCGGCACTTGCGGCTTGCGGGTTTGCTGCAGTTGCCAGCGATCCGCCTATTTGCGCACCAATGCCAGGCATGCCAACAAATGCACCTAAAATTCCGCCAACTGCTGATCCTCCAACGCCTAGTAAATTACCTCGTTCTTGATCTTGCTGTATTCGTTTACGTTCTTCTTCTTCTAGTTTTATACGCATAACTCTTGCCTGCTCTTCGTTAGCAGTTCTTTCATAATTTTGCATTCTGGACTGGAAAAATGAATATGGATTCATGTTATGCTCCTATCTGTTATTAGCTAAAATAGTTTCTTTAAATTTTGTATTATTATTCCAAAGATCATTAAAATTTTTAATATTTGCTTCGGTAGGGGCTATATAGCCATAATTACCGGAAAACATACCATAGCTACCAGTAGACTTTTCAAAACCATATTCTTTATTTAAAACATCAACTAAATCAGATCCGGCGGCAAATTTCTCAAGAAAGCCCTTAGGCTCTGGTTTTTGCGCTAATGTTCCAGATAATGAAGGCGCATTATCTCTCAATAAAGTTTGAAATTTTTCTGTATACGGACTTTCACCATTTATTAAAGGCGTCATTAATGCCGCTCTTTGCGTATCGTTTAGGGTTGGGTCTTTCATTATTTTTTGCAATACTGCCGAATTTGCTTCGGTTAAAGCCTTATTTATTGCCACACCATCAGCTCCAAATGCCGAAATCATAGCATCATCAACCGCCTGCTTGTCGTTTTCCCTCTGAATTGCGTTTAAAGCGTTAGTTTGTTTAATATTAGCCTCTATTTGTGTTAATGGTTGTCCTTGTTCATTTACTCCATTTTGTAAGGCCATTAAGTCTTTTTGATATTTCAGATTAAAGTCATTTTGCTTTTGTGCTTGGTCTAATGACCTTTGATAAGCTAAATCTGATAATTCTTTTTCATTATACGCTTGACCGGTAATTGGATTTGTCCCTTTAGTTAACGCCTGAGTGAATGTCGCATAATCTTTTTGAGCTTGTGTATTAATATTGGTTAATTGTTGCTGTAATTCCGTTTGGTTATAAGCTTTTCCCGTAGTTGGATTAATTCCATTTTGTAAACCTTGCGTAAAATCCTGTAACTTCATTTGGTTTTGCAAACTTAAATTAGCAAATTCTTTTTGATATTCCTGCTGTTGTCCTAATGTCTGCAAATTGTATTGTTGACTGGTTGCCGCCTGCTCTTTAGAGAATTGTTGTTGAGCTAATCTTTCATTTGTCGAATAAGCTTGATCTAATGCGGTTTGTCCTAATTGAGAAGCTAAAGATTTAGCAATATTTGTTTCTTGCTCTTGTTCGGATTTTACTAAATCAGATACATTTGTATTCCCAACTCCACCAAATAAAACTCCTCTACTTGCTAACCCTTCCAACGTAGTATCTAATCGCTTTTGAAAACCTTGCCTATACGGCTCAACCGCACTTTCAAAGGCCATCTTAGTAAGGGTTTTTTGTTGTGGATTTAAAACACTAAATTCCGGTCTGTCAGTCGAGGCCGCTTGGCTTATAGTATTAGCTGTTTGACTATTAGGATTTAGCGCATTTGTTAAGTTTGATGTTGACATTTTTTCAGCTCCTCTTTATTGACATAAAATAGATAATAAATTTATCTATTGAAAAATATTGATCTAATACATTATTACTAAATTCTATCTTAAAATAATGGCCTTTTAATCCTAGCCTGTATTTATTAGCGGTTATTCCTATAGTACCTATAACCGAAGTACCAACAATGCCAGTTCCTACTATGGCGGTGGAAACGGTACTTGATTGAAAATTCTTTTGTGTTCCAGATCCATCGTCCGGTATATCTGCGCTTAATTTATATCCATCAAATTTTAAAGTAACAATATTATTTTCTGTTTTACCAGTACAAAAAACCTGGCGCATTTTTTTATAATAACTTTCATCGCCCAGGTTTGACCAACCTAGTATCCCGTATCCGTTTATCGCTATTCCGTTATCCGCATAAGTTGATCCGTCTAAAGTTTCTTGAGTAACACCATCTGCACCTTTTACCCCATATAAAGTAGTTTTATCGGATATTGTTTGTTTAACAAAAAAATTATAATCAAAATTAGAAAACTCTCCACAATAAGGCTGAAGTTGTGTTACTCCAAACTTTTGATAAAATTTGTCCATATCACAAAAAAAAGTCTTATCATTATACGATCCGCCATTATTTACCGTTTGATAACTTAAAATATAAAGATTATTAAACTCAATGGCTACTGCTTTAGTCTTATTAACATCATCAATTTCCATGAGATCACGCTCTATTGAGTATGATATTACCGGTGAACCTGATCCGCCTAAAGTATATTCAGCACTAGAAAAGCTTATATTAGGTGAAATATAACGGATTTTATTATCCGATGATAAATAAACTATACCTATTTTAGTTCTCTTAACTGTATCAGGGCTTTTTGTTCCGGTTAAAGCGTCAGCTTTTAAAATCTTCCAAGCGGTTGTAGGGTTTGCATCTGCCGCATTTGGAAGAACATAAACCCCGTATTCTTTAAATATAAATAATGCGTCGCCCCAAACTTCCATATTTTGAATATAACCATCTATACCAGGGGCAATTTGAATATTATTTGCACTTGGCCAGGTATCAAATGCCAATGAATCAGAAAAATATAATGTATCTTTATTTGCTACAAATAATCTGTTTTTATGAAGTTTTATACATGTTCCGGTGGTCGGTGAATCGTAAGTGAACCCGTTAGCTATTGTAATTTGAGTAGCGACAACATTTATTCCGCTCATATAAATTTTAACAATAGAATCACTACCATTTACCGCGTATAAGGCTCTATTAGTGGAATAACCGGCACTTTCAAATCTAGTAGTCTGGCTAGTGGTTAAAGTTAAAGATAAAGCATTCCAGCCCGAAGAATAATAATATAAATCAGTTCCTTGTGCGCATACTAGATATTCACTAGCATTATTATTTTTATAGTTACCAACCCCATAAATAACACCTGCACTTGGCGGATCGGATAATTTAGCCCCTCCCGTGCGCTTATAAATTCCGCCAGTTGCACTATAAAGCATATTTAAGCATTTAGATAATTGATTGGACTGTAACGACAATTTGTTGTCCGTTGTATCCATACCAACAAAATTATCTAATGTGATAGATGGAAAATCTTTCATTGAAAGAATACCCCAGGATTATTTATATTGGCTATTTTTTGATTGCAAAAAATGTTTGGGTCTAAGTACATTTGAGAAGATTTACCATCATCTAAGGCTATTTTTAATTCTTTTCTCTCATTTTCGATTAATTGATTATAAACACTAATAGAATTAAAATCAGCGTCTTTTTGATAATATAATGACGCCGCTTCATAGGTTATTAACATGTCATAATCTTCCGGCAAATCAGATGTGCTTGCATCTAAAGATAAAGTAGTTAATGGTTTTACCCCTAGGACTTTTACCCCATTTGTTTGCGAAGAAGAGAAATAACGATCAAAAATTAAATAACCGCCTTGCCAAGCATAATAATTAGGCGTTCCTGTATAAGATGAATCAAATAAATTTTCTGAAGAGGCCTGTTGAATTAATATGTCGTAAGATAAGGCTTTTAATTGCTGATATTTTCCTGATGTATTTAAATAATAAACCATTTCAGGGATAGCAATAGTTGAAGGTACGGCTACTGTATTTTGGCCAGATACAGTATTTATACCAATAGGTGTAACAATCTTGTATTCTTGAGGTCTATCTCTACGTATAATTTTTCTAATCGCTTTATTGATATAATTATTTAATAGCGTTGACGTAGGATCGCTTGTCGTTGTGGTGGTATCTATATCTAATTGAGCTTCAAGAAGATTTCTTAGAACTAATAATGTACTTCCCATATTTGCCCTTTTTTAATTAACCTTCTATATTACCAATTCTTTTGTCTAAATTATCGATTTTTATTAATGTTTCCTTGAAAATAGAATTCTGGTCTATTTTTTCATCAATAACGCTTCCAGGAATAACTTTTCTTATTAAATCTACATCTTCTTCATCGATATTTATAGTTAATTTTGACATTTTTTTACCTCCATTTAATAAATTGCGCTATCTACAACAATAGTGTAATTAACTGTGTCCGCATTTCCATTTGTAAACCTTAAATATCCTGACGGATTGCTCATTGTTAAAGGATAACCGCCAGTCCCGTTAAGAACTGAAATAGAAGCACCAACAGAACCAAAACCACTATGATAAATTTGGTTTGTCCACGTGCTAGTATCGCCAATTTTATTTGTATAAATATGTATAAGCGATGAAAAGTAAGCACCTGGGTCAATGTCTATATAAGCCGCCGCCGCAATTTGCCCTCTTTGGACAATTCGGCTTGAAACAAGTGTCCCTGATTTATAAAAATAAAGATCACCATTATTATCCATCAACACTGAATTGCCGCTAACGGAATATAAATAAACACCGGCTGAAGAAGATGCGTTTACTGTAGTGGTTGTTAACGTGCCCACTAAATTTAAATTTCCAGTTACTTGTACTTGTGTATTAAAATTTTGAGTTACAGTAAACACGTTTTCTTGATTTTCATAGGCAACGTTTGTTAAAGTTCCGGCCGTATTAATATCTGTACTATTAAACTGTAAAGATGTAGTTGCGTTCAAAGTTATTGCGCTCACATTATCAGTGGTTATTGTTCCCGCAATCGAAGTGGCGTTTAAAGTAGCGCAAGTTATAGTCCCAGCGGCATATAAATCCTTAGGTCTGTTTGCCCCATTTGCGCCAATATCTACGGTATTATCGTTAGTAAAGGCTATTACCGTGTCATGGATATCAAAAACGGCTGTTTCAGCCCCTGAATCGTTCGGAACAGATGTTCTCATGTAGGGGTCTGCTCCATAAAGAGTTTGAATAGATGATGTTTGCGTTTCTCCTCCATTATTTGCGTCTAGTGTTAGTTTATACGAATTTGTGTTGCTTCCCCCATTTGTTATGGTCTGAGTAGCCGTAAAACTATTTATTTGATTTTCGTACGCCACATTGGAAAGTGTGCCTGCGGTATTAATGTCGGTACTATTTAATTGAATAACCGCTGTTGAATTTGTGGTTGCGCTTGTAATTTCACCAACGCCTAAAGTTGAAGCCCCGCTAATACTTCCCCCTGTTATTTCTATTGTACCATCAGCAAATTTATTGGCGGTAACTGTTCCTACAACGTTCAAATCGCCAAGTGATCCGACTGTCGTAATATTTGGTTGCGAAGCGGTAGATAAAGTTCCGGATATTGAAGTGGCGTTTAAAGTAGTTGCCGCCAAAACTGAGCCGGTAATAGTTCCACCGCTATTAATATTTGCGAAAGTAACACTGGAAGCCTGAAGTATTGCCTGGTCACTGTGAAAATAAGGCGAGTTATTCAACCCTGGCAAAGAATTATGCTGAAGAGATAAAGGGGTTTTTAAAAAAGAATAGTGTTTACTCCCATTATGAGTAAAATAAAGCGTCCTGGTAGAAACACCATCTGTTGTTGCCGTTAATTTTACTAGCAACATATCCCCAGAATCGAAATCATATTCCGGCTGAGTTGAAGCTATAATGTATTCATTAACTGTAGTAATAGCATTAATTTCCGGCGAATATTCGGTGAATAATAAAGTTTCTACGCCAACGCTTGACCTTTTATAAGTATCAATTTTCCATTTAGAAACTCCAACATTGCTATCAACATAAGCCCATAAAGTGAATTCCCATTCTCCGGCTTCAATCGATGACCTAGTAATGGCAGTAGATATATAGCCGCCATATTCATTAGATACGGTTGAATTGCAAGTTGCGCTGTCCGTTTCTTCAGCGGTTGCTACGTCTGGCGTTGGAAGCAAGCTATTAAAAGTTACAACTCCGCTTGCTGTGTCATCTAAATAAAAGAAAACTCCAGCCCCGGCCACTGCATTTGGAATTGTTCGGTTAACAAAGCTTGTGCCATTATAAACCAATAGTTGATCTGCGGTTGGAGATGACAAATCAAAATGATAATCGCTTACATAACCAACATTTAAACTTGTAACTTTAGTGTTTGAAGCAACTGAAAAAGGGGCTGTTCCGGTTGCTATCGTGCTGATAATTGGCTGGCTAATTGTTTGGGTAGCGGTAAAGCTATTATCTACATTTTTTTTGGCAAAATTCGAAGTATTCCCAATTTTTAATTCTGCAAAAATATTTGAACTTACAAATAAAATTAATAAAGCAATAAATAATTTTTTCATTATTTTATTCCCCTTTATTGCCAAGTTATGATTTGGACTACTTTTCCAGCCGAACTTGAAGCAAAATAAATAGTTTTTCCATCAAGAGCTAAAAAAGAATCGGAATATTCCATATTTTGTGGAAATTTATAATAAGGTGATGTTGGTGTGGCAACTTTTCCAGTTTCATAGGCAATTCTTAAATTATTAGTATCAATTCCATCAATTACGGATAAAGATATTCGTTTTGTGCCTGCGGGCAATGCCTGGCTATATTCTACGTCAGCAGTTGTGCAAGTAGTATTATAGATTGTAATACTGGTAGCACATAAAGAATTAACGGTAACCGTGCCAATAGAGCCTGCATTAATAGTTACATATCCAAGAGAATTAGTTCCAGCTGGTAATGCGTTTGTTATTGAGTTTACGGTTACGCTACCAATCGTCTGCGTTCCTGCTGGTAATTCTCCAACGATAGAATTTACAGTCACCTTGCCTATTGTTTGTGTTCCGGCCGGTAGTTCATTGGTTATCGCATTAACAGTTACTAGCCCTATGCTCTTAGTACCAGCTGGTAGTTCGCTTGTTATCGCATTAACGGTGACCTGGCCAACCGTTACCGAATTAACCGTAACACTTCCCAGGTGGTTAGTTCCGGCCGGTAATGCTCCGGTAATAGCGTTTACCGTGACATATCCTATGCTTCCAGTTGACGCTGTTAATTGAGTATATATAGGGTTTGTTGCTGAATTATCAGCATTACTAACAGTAATATTTACTTTATCTGATTTATAAACCTTAACCGTTCCGCTAAGAACTAATGAAGCCCCTGTGGTGTTATTTATACGGACTTCAATATTATTATAAGCTTTATTTACAATAGGCGTTCCTGCTGTAAGCGTTACGGTTGAATCTACTGTCCCATTACTTTTCATAAATTTAACGCTAGCAGTCGTAGCGGTAGAATCTGTGAAGTCAACTAATGAATAATCACCTACCCCTGAAAAAGAATATTGAAAAAACCCGCTAGTCGGTACAGTTTCGCTAATAATATCTATTGCCTTATAACTTGTCCCTGTCCGTAAAACGGTTGAAGCAAATAAACTGCCGGATAATACTAAAAGTAAAACCAGGGTTGTTAATATCTTTTTCATTTTTTCCTCCTATAAAATAGAAAAGGATAGCCCAATAGAGCTATCCTGAGATCGGTTTTTAGTCTTAATTTCTATTATACCTAAATTGAATTATAAAAGTCTATTAATTTTTCAGCTTCTTTATTTATATTATACTTGGCTAAACATTCATCTTTTAATTTATAACAATTAAATACACTATCTTTTAAATTATTATACCAAGAATCCTTATCGTTTTCGCATAAGGTAATTTTACAACCATTTTCTTTAGTTAATTTATAAGGTTCAACATTACTAGCTATTAACGGGACATTCAAATAAGCGGCTTCAATCCATTTAAGGTTTGATTTACAACGATTAAATTCTGTATCTCTTAACGGGGCTAAAAAAATATCAGCGTTTAAATTATATAATTTCTGAGGATAATTCGATATATGCCAACTTACAGATTTAAAATTTATATTTTTATGTTCTTCCAAAAAATCAGGCCTAAAGCCGCCATATCTAACAAATAATTCAATAGGTAATTCATCTAATAACGGCTTTATTGCTCTATATGCTATCTTTAAGTCTTCGTCATGGCCACCGCCAGCGACATAAACCAATCTTCTTTTATTTTTTTCTTCTCTTTCTATTGGGTCAATTTTCCATAAATCTTCATTTATACAATTAGGCAAAACATAGGTATTTTTATTTAATTGTCCGATAGAATCCGCTAAATATTTAGTGGAACTTATAACATAATCAGATTTTTGGATATGATAGGCCGCATAACTTTGCTCATTTTTCATCATATCAATATAATAATGTGATGGAGGGATATCCCCTACGGCGTCATCAATATCTATTAAGCATTTAGTTTTAGGATATTTATTTCTTAAGTTAGTAAATAATTCTATTCCTGGCGCATATTGTATTTTCTGGAATACTATAATATCAAAATGCTGAAAAGCGGCGTCTAAGCGTTCCCTTATAACCTTAGCGTCATCGGTATCCATCAAACAAACTCTATCCCAAGCTATATTATCATCGGGGCTATAAAAATAATCTACATATACCCTGCATTTATCCTGGAACTTTAATAATTCATTAGCGTAATTTTCTATTCTCCATAAGCATATAGGGGTATTTAATGTTGGTATATAACAAATTTTAATCAAAATGATTCTCCAAAATATGTTTTGTTTTTTCTGAAAAATCTTCTTTATTATTTTCTATAAAGCTTTTAAATAATATGTCAATTTCTAACCCACAATGTAAACATAAATTAAATTCAGTATTTATAATTTTAAAATTAATATTTGCTTCTTCCTTAGATAATGATTCATTAGAGCATTTATCGCAAATATATTTAATCATTTGGTTGCAACAATTCCTATCCATCGAGCTTCATCAATAGGTAGTTTATTTTGCACGCTATACCATCTTGAATACGGAATATCCCACATCTTAATATTTTCTGGTTTAAAATATTTTGCTAGTAAATTAAAAATGGATTCTTTTGTGAAGTTTTGCTGGTGAAAATCTCCAAGCTTTTCTCTCTGGTTAAAAGGGACTGTAACAATATAATTACCGCCTTTAGATAGTACCCTGAAAGCCTCTTTTACCGCTATTTCAGGGTCAAATAGATGTTCTAAAACCTCAGTACAAATAACCGTACCGAAAGCGTTTTTATTAAATTTAGACAGGTCTTCCGCACTCCCGACCGAAGCGAATATTCCACGCTTTTTGGCTTTTTCAACTAATTCAGGGACAATATCAATTCCTTGACACTGATATTTATCTTTAAAATGAATTAATGTAGTTCCACCATTACAACCAACATCTAGTATAGGTTTATCTCTCGCAATATGCTCTCGGATAAAAGTAAACCTATTCCAGTCGTGGCTGTTTTCTGTTAACATTTCTTTTTCAATGCCATCGGAATGATAATTTTCAATGTGATACTTTTGTGCTTCTTCTGTTGAATTAAATCTCATTTATTACCCTTTAAAAACATTCTAATTATTTTATTTTGATTACTTTTTAAATAATAATTTTCTATTTTACTTTTAATTTCCCCTAGTTCTTTTTGTTTTAGTTCTATCATTTTATTTAATTCATCTAAATTTTTCTTTGTTATTTTTTCTTCTTTATCGTACTTGTTGGCATATTTTTGACGTATTTTATAAATTACTTTGCTTGGTAATTGTCTTGTAAACTGTTGCATTCCCAAATATCTTTCGCCAGTATTACCCATAGGCGTTTCATACTTCTGAAAATATGGTTGTGTAAAAGTCTTGTTTTCACCAGGCATAACCGTTACAAATTCAGCTTCTTTTGGTAATGGTCTATCTATTTCTTGCTCAATATAAACGTAACTATCTAAATTTACTTTTTTATTTTTTTTAATTTTTTTGGTTTTCATTGTTAATCCTTATTTACTTTTTTTTATTTTACAATTATTACTATTTCTTTTTCCCGCCTTTGCCGCATTTATTAACCATAAATCACCTTCTTTATTTTAATATTTAAATTATATCAATATTATACTTTTTATACATTTCAAGTTTTAACTCTTTTGATTTAGTCATATCTCTATTACTTTTATTTTCATATTTCAGCATTATGGGGTCTTGGCAACCGCCAATTTTTGCACCAGAAAGCCCGATATCTAATAAATAAAACTCATATAAATCGGTTTCTATGCTTTGCTCATAATATTTAAACTTCTTCGCTATTTCTGCCTTAATTGATACAGTCGGGTGTGAGATTGGGCATTTACTTTTTAAATTCCAGCTGTAGGCTTCCTGAGTATACATAGCAAGCGGATTTACATCATCTTTTAAGTGTAAAGAGCAATGCAATAAATCTAAGTCTTTATCCAATGTAAACGCTTCCTTAATTACATGACATCTAAATTTATAGTATTCGTCAGCGTCACAAACTGAAATTATTTCTCCACTAGCTAAATTATTTAAATAGTTCCTGCAATATGCCGCACCTTTTCTTTTCTTATTAAAGAAAATTCCAACTTCATTATTAGACCACCCAAGTTTTGCATTATGTTCATTAATAATAGGCAAATAATGTTTTAATACTTCATTTGTCCAATCTGTACTTCCATCATCATAAATTAATATTTCCCCTGGTATTTCTTGCGCCAATAGGCTATCAATAGATTTTGAAATTAATACTTCTTCATTAAATACCGGTAAACAATAAGTTATTTTCATTCAATCGCCCCTTTTATTTCTAGCCAGTCTTTTTTTGTTCTTATTGATTCATTAATCTGATCTACATTTTCCATTAAAGTTAAATCTGCGCTTATACTCTTAGCTTCTTGAATTATTGTTTTAATGTCCTTAGGAATGCACTTACCACCATAGCCTATATCTCCATCATGGCCAGGAACTCTGTATTTTGTAGGCGAAATCCCCATTCTTTCATCTAAATAAAAAACGTCCATTAAGTTATTAAATCCTTGATGATCACCTTCACAACCAAAAAATTTATCATAATATTTTTTAAACTGATTATTAAATATATTTTTTAATCCTAGAAAACTATTTTCCATATACTTAATTAATGCCGCTTCTTCTGCTCTACAAATACCAATTTTACAAGTTTTATTACAAATACTAAATTGATTAAAGAGTTTTACGACTTGTTCACAAATCAATTTATTTCCACCTAATATCATAACTTTTTGGTTAACAAAATCGTGATAATGTGTCTTTTCAGCTAAATATTCGGGTGAAATTACTAATTCAATATTTTTAAGATTTCTTACCCAATATTTAACAACTCTAGGCACTATCGCCGATTTAACAATAATAATCGGGTTTATTTCTCTATTTTTAGCTATTAAATTTATTTCTATCATAACTTTATCAATACAATCTGTTTTAGTTATATTATCTTTCAAACTAAACGGAGTTGGAATACTTACGAAAATAAAATCACAACCCATGACAACTTCAGAAAGGGGATTTCGGTTTAATTCTGGGTTAATATCATGAATAAATATATTGCAATGGCGAGAAAACCCCAGTTCAACTGATTTCCCTACTATTCCATAACCAATTATTCCGACATTTGGCTTAATCATTTAATACCTCATAAATACGATTTTTATATTTATTCACATCTAATAATTTAGAATAATATTTAAAGACTTCTTTCTGCCAAATATTTATTTCATTTAATGGTTTGCCTTCCCATTCTTCTTTAATTGCTCTAATTTTATCAATCATTTCTTTTTTAGCTCTATAAAAACCAACTTTATTTTTAAGCGGCTCTTCAAAACTTAGCTTGTCTGCAAACATCATTTCTACGTCCGGACAGCTAACAAGTGTTGGCCTGCCCGATAACATAAATTGGATTGGCAACTGAGGGAATCCGTCATGGATTGTAGCCCTTAAGTACATAGAGCACGAAGAAATAAATTCAGACATCTTATCTTCGGGAATATTTCCGCAATATTCTATGTTGCCTTTAATCGCTTTCATCTTTCCGCCAAAGAATTTAAATTTAATAAATGGTAATGCCCTTGCAACTTCTACTATTAAAGGTAAATTACTTATACCGTTCGCCCCATTTAGTAAGTGGGCGTGGTTGCTGTCGCTGTAATATATCGCTACGCTAAACTCTTTTGGGTATGCTGTCGGTTTATATCTTTCGATTTTATAGATTGGTGTAAATAATAATTCGGCTTCAATTCCGCATTTAACAAGCTCTTTTACTAATCTTGAGCTATTAGCAAATAACTTAGCTTTATTAGCCTTAAAAACCTCTTTTATAACCTCTAATTGTTCTATGGGGTGTTTGCTTATTAAGTCAAATACGTCTGTTCCGATAAAGTGAATTATCTTTTTTCCTACACAAATAGATAAATGATTTTGTAATGCGTCCAAAGTTGAGTTATAACAACCGACTAAATAAGTTCCTTTCCAATTATCAAATTGATATTGTATTGGATAAACTGCGGATCTACTATTCAAGTTACTTCCAACATAGTCTGCGCCCAACATCTTTGCCCTTTGGATTGCTTGTAGTGGAGCCCCAAGAGTTGTTACAACTAACGACTTATCTTCAATCCCATGCTCTGATCTAAATATTTTAGCCTTTTCAGCCAAGGTTAAACCCTGAGAACCAGAAACGCTTGTTTCTGTTGGTAGTGGGGTTGAGAATATAAATTCATTTATCCATTTCCCTTGTGATCCGGCTTTTACCATACGATAAAATAATGACCAATCCTGAAAGAATTTCTGTCCGTCAATAAAACCTTTAACTTTATCAAATGCAGTCCTTCTTAATGGGCTCATTGTACAAATATAATTCATTGTTTCTAGTAAATACGGGTCAAATGGTTTTGAAATAAACTCGCTGTTTTTTTCTATAAATCTATAATTACCATAAACAAAATCAATGTCCTGATTGTCATCTAGTTGTTCCACACATTCTCTTAACATTCCAGGGTAAAGATAGCAATCAGCATCTAAAAATAAAATATATTCTGCTTTCCCTAAATTAGCCCCATAATTACGGGCGTAACTAGCTCCCATATTCTTACCATACGAAGCTATTACACAATCTAAATCGCTATTTTTGGCGGCCTTTGAAATAATCTTTTCTGGGTTTTTAGCGTTGTTTTCATCATTAACAATGATTACTTGGTAATCCTTAAAATCTTGTTGTTTTATATGATATAAACATTTGGAAATAGTATCTTTATTTTTAAAATATGGAATAACAATGCTTATCTTTGGCTTCATTCAATTTTTACCTTTCCGATATTATTTTCGTTTTCTTCATCTTCTTTTAACGGAAAATCAATTACTTCACCTAATATTTCTAAAATATTATATTTTGCTAAATTACTAAAACTTTCCGTTTTATAAATAAAATCTTTTAGAAATTTTAATTCATCTTCATTAATATCAATCTCTTCGTTGGCTGTTAGCTGTAAAGCTATTTTCATGGCAATAATAGGTTGATCTGTAATTGCCTTAGCTAATCTTTCAGCTAGTTCTTCAGCTATATAAATAGGCATATATTCACCATCTAACCCTATAAACATTTTGTCTTTAAAGCTAAAAATCATGCGATAAAATCCCTGGCAACCAAAATCATTTGGCGTTCTACTTCCTTTGTAATTATATTCTCGAAATATGCTGATAAGTCTTTTGTTATGGGGTGGTAATAATTGAAAGTCGTATTTGAGGTTTTTCGGAACGGATAGCTTATTCTATAGCCTTTTTTATCTAGTTTAGTATAAACCGCTATACCGCCAAAAAATAAATTTTCATTGATTACTAAAGAAACAAAACCAATTAATCCTTTGATAGGTTTTATATGAGTGAAATATATTTCGGTTATTTTATAGGTATCTTCTAATTTATTTTCCATTTTTCTTTACTTTTTTAAAAATTAAATTTCCCCCTCTATTATAACCCGAGGGGGTAGGGGTTTCAAAACTATTTCTATACTTGTTCGGTAGATAACAACCAAAGCCCAGCTGATTTATTAAGAATTTTACCAACGTTTGTAATGCTAAACGCCGCTTGTTTCTTTTTATTTGTTGGGTCATTAGTTGACTGTGGGCCTGATTCTTTAAGGAATAGTTTAAATCCTTTAGAACCATACTCAGAGATATTAACGCAACCATAAGCGTCTTGTCCAAATAACAAAGAACAAAATAACACTCCGGACGCAGTGCTTAAAGTATCTCCAGATAGAGGGAATCTATAAGCTAAGGTTGTGGTATAAACCTGAGCTCCGCCAACAATACCTAGTTGAGAAGGTGTTTTTCTCATTGGCTCAGATGATGTTGGGGAAATCCAGCCTTTTAGTCCTCCGGCCGCTGTGGTTACATTATAGGCCGCAGTTGGGTGGGTAATAAGGATATATTTACCAGTCCCATTAACAGGCGGAACGTCTTTTCCTTCCAGAACTGAAACGCCATGCATAATGCTTCTAACGGTCAAACCAGATTTAGCGAAAGAGCTTACTAACGCCGATTGTGCAATACGTTTTTTATCGTGGTACATTGAAAATCTGTCATTTGCGGCCGTTCCATCATGTGACCAGACCCTTGCGGTAATACCGGTTGAATGCAATGTTCCGCCATCGATTGCCATATTAGCAAAATCCAATGAGCTTGCATTAGCAACGTCTGCAACCATCATACCAATATCATTACGGATCATAACATCAAGGGTTTTAACTGCGGCCTGTTTAATATTTTCGTAGGCTCTTTCCATAATGTTATTGCGAGCAGTAATAGCTAGGTATCGGCTAAGTTGTACGTAACCATCTCTTTCGTGCAAAGTTGCGGTTACAACGCTAGCTGATTGGTAAAGCTGTTGTGCGGTGAACTGATCGCTATCATCGCCAGCAAGATATGGGATTTTTTTGAAGAAATCGAAATTAATCGTTTTCCCTTGGTAGTTTGGCATGTCTGCCATAACTGGGGCTAATGAATAATAAAATGTTTGTGGTTCAAATTCTTTGAAGAAACGTTTTGAATAATACGTTCCAACAATGGCCGTATTAGCGGCATGACTTGACTGTTGATCTGTCATTTTGGTTCAACTCCTGTTTTATGTGTTATAAGCCTGAACGGCTTTTTCTGGATTTTTGCTTGCCCATTCCAAGTATTCATCGGGTGTCATTTCAACTACACTTTTATTGACCGATAAAGTAGGTGGAACAGAGCTTACAATAGTTTTTGCTTGTAATTTTTGCGTATTATCTTTTTTATTTACTGTATTATTTAAGTTATTATTTACATTTTTATTTGCGTTTTTCAGTTCTAAATATTTAGCTAGAACCCAATTTTTACTATCAAGGGTTTTTTCGGGATTAATTTTTATTTCAGCAATTAAATCTTGTTCATAATTTTGAACAAAATCTAAATCCTTTTTTCTTAATTCTTCGTAGAAATTCTCATTCTCTTGACGGTTACGATCTCGTTCTATTTGCTTTTGACTTCTAGCTAAATCCTCATTTTGCTTTAATTTGTTCTCAATTATTTTTTCAATAACCTGTAAATCTTCTTC